CGCGACACTGAGTCGGAGACCTTCTGCAGGATGTAGGTTGCCCGGTCGAGCGCGGCCTCGATCACCGAGGGCCACATCGCGCCCTGGTTGGAGATGGCGGCCGGCTGGGTCACCGCGACATCGCGGTAGAGGGTGAGCCTGGTGCCGACGGCGATCGGCGCGCCGCTCACCGGATAGGTGACGGCGCCGCCGGCGTCGAGGCCGAAGCCTGCCGCGCCGTATTGCGAAGGCGAGAGGGTAGAGTCCGTCCCGGCCCCGTCGGTATAGACCACGACCAGGTCGGCCGCGCTCTGCACCTTGAAGGCGAACGGAAAGCTCGTGGTCGAGGCGTTGCCGCTGTAGACGACGCGGTTGCTTGTGCTTGAAACGGTCATGGGCTGTTGCTCCGGCTTGCAGCGTTTATAAACCCGTGACTGTGGCGCACCCTATTCTGGTCCCTACTCGCCGGCTCGCTCGCGCGTTGCGGCGCGCTCGACGGCGCCACCGTCGCCGGGGAGTCCATGACGAAGCCGACCATTAGCGGCCTCCTGAGGTGGTGACCGGCCGCAAACCCCCGTGATAGCGTGGCGCAAACAGACGGGGAGACAGGGCATGTGGCGGGTGGTTTTGATGGTGGTGCTGTTCGTGGCGGGGTGTGGCCCAGGTTACAGGGTCGACTTCAAAAGTCAGTCGTCCATCACCTACTGGTACGACCCTGCCCGCCAGAGCATGGGGTCGGTGCAACACCTCGCCCAGGAGTATTGCAGTCAATTCCGCAAGGACGCGCTGCCCCAAGCCGAGAGCGGCGACCGCTTCACGGGCATCAGCATATCGTTCAGCTGCAACCAGCGCGGCTAACATCACATATACACCGCGGTCGCATCGCCAATCGTGCCGGTGAAGCCTTGGCTGCCCGGGTTGTTCTGTTTGTACGAGGACCACTTATTGGCCACGCTCGACGCGCCGCCGAGCAGCGAGCTACCGATGCCGAAAGGCAGGTTCGCCATCGTGTTCGCCGCCTGTGCCGAATAGAGCCCGGCCTGTGCGCCGGCGTTGGCGCCGGCGACCTGAAACCCCCAGGACTGGCGTATCGCGTTGCTGCGAATCGTGAGCGCGTCCATCTCGCCGGCACGCGCCGTGTCGCCAAAGATATCGATGGCCGAGCCGCTGGTGACGTCACCGCCCTGGGCCGCGAGCGCGGCGCGCTGCGCCCCGATCACGAGACCGGTTTTCTGCCGTTGCTGGTCCTCGGCGACCTGCCCCTGCTTCAGTGCATTGGCGGCGCTCCATTGCTGCACCATCTGGTTGTTGCGGGCGACCTGAGCCTGGTAGTTGGCGCTCGCGGCCTGGGCCTGCGCCTGGTTGGCCTGGCCAATGACGCCGGTCGCCGTCCCGGCGGCAGCCATTGCGAGGCTGGCATAGCCCAGCACCGTGGGGGTGACGATGGGATCGAAGAGCATGGCGTAGCGCGGCGCCTCCGCCGGGTGCCTGTGCGGTCGCAGAAAGACGTTCATCGCTTAACTCCTGATAAAGGTCTGCAGATTCCGGCCATCGGGCGACCGCGACATCTGTCCGGTCGGCACGAAGCCCAGCATCTCCGCCAGACGGCGGCTGGGCTCGAAGGCGGTGTCGATCAGTGCGCGGACCGGACCGGCCGTCTTGCCGAGCATTGCGGCGCAGGCGCGAACGATGCCGAGCATGTGCGGTCCACTGCGCCGGTCGAACAGCGCCCAGGCCTCGACTGCGCCGTCTGGCGTCGGCAGCCAGCCCGCGCAGCCGACCACCCGCCCCGCGATCTCGCCGGTGAAAGACGGGCAGCGCTCCAGGGCTGCAGCGACATCGCCGGTCAGCAAAGGCCGCGCGCCTTCGAACACCGGCAGAATCCTCACACGCAGCAGATCACCGGCGTGGAACGGACGCACCTTCAGTTGTCCGACCGGACGCTCGATCTGAAAGCGGTGGAACGGTGCGCCGTGTGGCGGCAGGGCGACCGGCTCGGCCGAGACGTCGAAGCCCAGCCAGCGCAGCCAGCGGATCGCCTGGAGGTTTTCGGCATGCACCCAATTCACCAGCAGCGGCGTCTCGGCCAGCATGCGAGCGAGCGTGGCGCGCGAGCAGCGCAGGAAGGTCTTGCGGTGACGATCGACGAGCGGGCTGGTCAGCAGCCAGGGCACGCCGTGACCGCCCGCGAAGGAACTGAGGCCGAGGCCCACAATGGCCGCCACCTCGTCGTCGACCAGATAGGCCTCCGCCCACAGGCCGCGCGCGATCGACGTGCGCAACGCTTCGTAGGGCCGCTCGCCCAGCGCCCGCACCTCGGCCTCGTCCGCCGGCCGCAGCCGTGGCGCCAGTGCCGCCGCATGCGCCAGCGTTGCCGGCAGGATCCTGATCTCAGTCACCGGGGTTCACCTCGGGAATGAGGTCGGTGATGGTGCAGGGCAGCGGATATTCCTGGCGCACGAACAGCCGTCCGTCGCGGTTCCATTCGGTGGGGATGACGACCGCGAAATCGCCTGTGAAAGGCTGCATCGGCGAACCCAGCGTCTCGGCCTGGCGCTGCTTGACCTCGGTTGTCGCGCCCTGGTTGAGCCCGACCTTGATGCCGCGCGCATCCTTCACCCGCACGGTCACCTGGGCGATCTTCTTCATCTGGCCTTGCAGCGTGCCGCCGTTGCTCGGCAGTTCGAGGTTGAGCGTCTCAAGGTCCGCCGCGTAAGGCAGTCCGACCGTCACCGTCGCATAGGGCCCGTCGAGCTGGACCGTGCCGCCGGTCACGACCTGGGAGGGCACGACGCTGCCGTCACCAAGGATCGCCACGGTCTTGCCCTCGAGGTGATCGAGGCCGCTCACTGTCATCACCGGGCCGCTCCAGTCCGGCAGAAGGAGATTTTGCAGCGACACATCAGCCGCGGCGTCGAGAGTGCCGTAGCAATTGTCCCCGTCCTGATAGGCGGTGACCGTCACGCCGACCTGGTGGGACCCGGAGCGGATGATGAATTTCCTGCCCACCGTGGACGGGCCGAACGCGACGAAATTGGACGCGATGAGGGAAACCGTGTCCCCTGCGTTATAGCTCGGGCCCCGGATGGTGAGCGTGTGGAGGGCATTGGTGTTCCAGCCTCCGTAGCTCAGCCCGCAATCGACGAACCAGGCATCGGCGATGGTGGCGAAGGTGCGGCTGGCCATACGCTCGACATAGCGCCTGGTGACGCCCCCGATCGTGCGGGCGACGATCATATAGACGGCATCCTCGCGGCCTTCGGCGATGCTGCACACGCTTTCGACCACGCCGTCGGTCGTATGCCGGTGCCAGGCGTACACGTCGTGCTCCTTCATGTAGGTGAAGCCGAGCAGCAGGCCGTCACTGCGCACACCCCAGGCGATCTGGAACGGCTCCTGGGCGAAGCACCATTCCTGGATGTCGTACTGCGCTGACGTGTCGTGGAAGAGGTGCGAGGCCAGCACCGAAAGATCGGTGGCGATGTAGTTGTCGCGCAGGGCGTCGTATGCCATCTCGCGCACACGGCTGCCGCGTTCCTGGATGAACAGGATATTGTAGCCGATCTGCAGCGGCGGCGTGTGCGAGCTGCCATAGGCCGTCTGCGGCAGCGTCGCGCACGCAGCCGGCGTGAGCGCGTTGGCCGTGGTGCCGGGATAGCAGCGCCACTCCGCGCCCGAGGTCATCACCAGCATCGAGCTGCCGGGCACGAAATGCCGGATTTCGTTCATCTGGCGGCTGACCAAAGTGCGCGTGATCGCGTCATCGTCCTTGGTCGGCTGGCTCACATTCATGTTGTTGAAGGTGCCGGTGCCGCTGAAAACAAGCGTCTGCGGATTGTTGTTGGTGCCGCCAAAGACCTGGCGCTGCATGTAGTAGGTCGAGCACGCGGGCCAATCACCCGCGGCGGCGAAGGGATTGCGCGCGCCCGGCGGACAGTTCGAGACATCGGGCAGCACGTTGGTATCGGTGAAGCCCGAGGAAGCGGCGTTGCCGATGAAGCCGAAGAGGCCGTTGCGGCTGCGATAGATGTTGTAACGCGCGCAGTTGGGCACCGCGGTCCAGGTGAGCGTCGAATTCGTGGTGGTCGAACTGGTCGTCGCGCTCTGCAGGCTCTCCTCGCCGGTCGTGTCGTCGACCGCGGTCACGACATAGTCATTGCCGGCGCCGGGCGCGCTGCTGGCCACGCCGGTGGGTGCAGCGGTCTTGGGCGCGAAGACCAGGGCCGTCAGCACCCACGCGGCATGGCCGGTACGGGTGAGATTGCGCGGCGCGTAGCCCGGGTGGTTGAGCGTCATGGTGTCGGCGCTCTGCACGAATTTCAGCGTCGGCAGGTCAGCAGCGGCGTAGGGCGTTACCAGCGTGTAGATATTGCCGCCGCCATCGAGCACGAAGCCGCCGTTCATCACGACCTGCATCGTCATGTGGCCGAAGACCAGCGCATAGGTCTGGCCGGCCGGTGACGTGCGGAACTGGAACGGGATCAGCCGGTGGCGCACGGTGTGGTCATCGACGGAGCCCACAAACATCGTGCCCGGCCGGTTGCTGGCGCCGCCATGGGGATGAACGAAGAAGTTGAGCAACGTCCGGCAGCCGACGTGATATTTCGCCAGATCGACGCGGCCGTAGAGGAACGGCGAAAGCTCGCCGGCGGCGAAGCTGGGCTGGATCGTGGGGAGCGCGGGCATGGCTATACCGTGCCCATCGAGTCGTCATAGCCACGAACCGCCAGTGCCTCAGGCAGATAGGTGCGGTTGGCGCCGCTGCCCTCGTTGGCGGTTTCCGCCGCGCCGCCGGTGAGGCTGTACTGCCACATCTTGGTCAGCGCCGAGGCGCGGTCTTCCTTGCCGGTGAGTTCGAAGCAGATCCGCGCCGCCAGCGCATAGGCCATGGCGTCGGTGAAGCCCTGGTCCCAGCGAAGGGGATCGGTGACGCGCGCGGTGTAGATCGCGCTCACCGGCGAAAGATCGGTCAGGATCACCGAGATGATCGCGCCGGTCGAATCGGTGTCGGCCGCCATCTCGAAGAAGGTCTCGGGGTATTTCAGCACCGGGGCATCGTTCAGCCGGCGGATGCGCACGCAATCGGCCGGCAGCGCATAACGATGGGCCCAGCGCGCGGGCGGCGAGCCGAGATCGGCCAGCGCCACGGTGAGGCGGGCGAAGTTCCAGTCGAAGGCCCGCAGCGTGGCATCGCGCGCCATGGCGAAATGCGTGGTGCAGGCCTGCGCCTCGGGTGAGGGCTCGTCGATCGAGCTCACCTTGGAGCGCGTGCCACAATGGCTGAGGGCTGCGTTGCAGATATCGGTGATGGTGGGCATGGGCTGCCTCCGGGAAAGATTGCGAAGATAAGGCAGCAGGTGGGCGAGACCCTATTCTGGTCCCTACTGAAAAGAACGGGGCCGGTTTTAGGCCGGCCCCGACGACTTTTATTCCTCGTCGTTCTCCACCGCCGGCTTGGGCGGCTTGCTAGGCTTGGTGCCGGGCTTGACCGGCTCCAGGTTGGTGCCGGGCTTGCAGGTCTTGTCGTCGATCTCGACGATGTCGCCTTCCTCGACGACGCGGTCGTTGATGTAGGAGGTCTCGAGAACCCTGAACGTGCCCATGTGCTGCCCCTATGCCACGTAGGCGCGCGGATAGGACGGCAGCACGTCGATCGCCGAGACGATCGCGGCGGTAAGCGTGCCCGCGGTCATGACCGCGGTGCCGATGATGTAGTTCAGTCGCAGATAGCGCGAGGTCGGTCCCGGGAGCTCGTTGACCAGGAACTTGTAGCCCGCCACGAGCTGCGCGACCGGGATCGCGTCGCTGATCGCGGGGTTGCTCCAGGTCGCGTTGTCCGGCGAGGTCTGGAACTGCACCTGCAGCGTGGCCGATCCCCCCGAGGTGAAGGCGGTCACGACCTGCACGAGCAGGGCCAGATTCTCGGTTGCCGCACCGCCGATGTCGCGGGCGACGCCGAGATCGACCACGTTGGTGCTGGGCGTGCTGCCGATCGCGGTGATCGCCTGCGCGCTGCTGAACTGATTGAGCTGATCGATAATCATTGTGTTTTGCTCCGGAAGAAAAGGGAAAGTCTCAGACCACGCGCGCTTCGGTGTTGAGAAGCTGGTCGCAGATGTGGATCGGGATGCCGCGGAAGGCGGTGTAGGGCTTGCCGTCGCGGGTCTCGAGGGTGAGCAAAGCGTTCGACTTGGCGAGCGCCTGGATGTCGAAGGCGGTGCGCACCGTGCGATTGCAGTAGAAGGAGAAGTTGACGGCGCCCGGCTTGGTACCGCCCGGAGGTGCCGCGTTGCCTGCCGCCTGGATGAACGGCACCTTGCTCGCCGCGGTGATCAGCGAGTTGATCAGGTTGGCGGTCGTGACCGCGCCTGACGTCACGTTGACGTTGGCGATGCGTACGACATAGCGCCAGTCGCGCACACTGAGGCCGCAGTCCCACTTGAAGTGGGTGCTGTAGCCCTGGTAGGCGTTGCCGTTGGCGTCGAACAGGCGGACCTCGCCCATGTCGCGCATCTGCAGGCCGCCCTTGCTGCCCTTGGGGAAGAGGCCATGCACCGTCTTCTGGCCCCAGCCGACCAGCCAGATCGAGGTGTTGGTCGAGCCTGTGCCGCCGGCATCGACGATGTTGACGCCATTGGTGGCGCTGAGCGAGCTGAAGCGCGGGCCGAGGCCGGTGAAGCGCTCCGGCGTGGCCAGCGTGTTGCCGTAGACCACCTGGCCCTGCATCGTCTGGTTCATCGACTCCATGAACGACATGTCCTCACCGAGACGGAACTCGGCGGTGTTGCCGTTGAGGTCGGCCAGCGCCTTGTCGATGTCGCTATAGGCTTCCAGCATGCCGGTGGCATCGCGCACCTGCGCCGTCGTGCTCTTGGACTTGGCGACGCCGTAGTTGAGCAGCCGCCAGGTCGAGGACGGCAGGCCGGTGCGCACGGTGGTGAGATGGGAGGTGCCGTCATTGGCCTCCATCCACAGCATGTCGGTCAGCATCTCGTTGGTCTGGGCGGTCTTGCCGCCGGGATCGAGGCGCGTGCCCCATTCGGCGAGGGTGAGGGCGGTCGAACTCAAAGTAGCCATTGCGCGTGCTCCTACGCTGGACGCATTTCGGGAGAGGACGTCGTGCGGACAAGCGCGCGCGGCCTGCGCGGCCAAGCGGACATGCCTTGAACCCCGGCGCCTCGAGCCGATCGGTCGCGCGGGCTGCTGCCGCCACGAAGGCGTTCAGACTGTGCCGGCGATGGGAGGATCGCTCTCGACGTCCGTGGTCCACGAACGGGCGGAGGATACGCCAGCGGGGGCGCGGACCCTATTCTGGTCCCTACTCAGTCAGAACGCGCTCTGATTGGGCATGTTGTTGTAGAGCCGCTCGGCGATCGAGCGCTGGTCGGGCGCCGCGCCGTTGCCGCAGCGATCATGTCGCAAACCAGGACATGACTATGCAACCGGGCGGTGCTTGCTCTTCTTTTAATCCCATGGGACGTTTGGGTATGCAGCCAATCTACAACCATGCATAGCAAGCTCTTCGCCCTCCAGATCGCCCTGTCCGCGGCATTCGCGAGGACTTGGCCCTGGGTCTCCGTGAGGCTGTTGGATTTCTTCGCCTGCTTCCTCATAACGCTGCCCGTTTGCTGGATCGTCTACACCGTTGGCTTTGCCGTATTTAGGTGCATTACGATCGAGCCCGGTCTTGGTATGTGCTTGGTGATGATCTCCGTGGCCCCGCTTATCATGATGACGCCACCAATTATTCACGACGAAGTCGAGCCAATTCCCACCCATCGCCTGGAAATCATTTTTATCGCTTTTGCTCCCACTCTCGCTTGGGCGAGCATCGCGAACTTCCGCAAGAATCGGCAGAAAAGAAACGATCCTGCATCGAGCGATGACGGCAGCGTTCGATAGGTAGCTCTGCCGCTAACTTACCTTCGATCACAATGCATAGTATCTTGGCTGCGCCGCAGACACGCCTTCCATCAACCTTTCAAATAGTTCGCACCCCGAGTAGAGCAGACGCAGCGAGAATCAAAGTATGCCATGACATTCATTGAAGTGCTCATCACGGTTACCGTCTTGACTGTTGCGGCGGGGTTCTTCGGCATGGCCGGCCGCACTGCGCTTGCCCTCTTGGTGTCGCCGAGCCTCTACTTTCTGCTGATCACTTGGCCACGCTGCTCGGCAGCAGCTGCGTTCGAAAGCTGCCTCGAGGGCTTCGTCATCTTCCCGTTGGCAGTGTTGTTCGAGCCAATCGGGCTCGATGAAGAGCCGCCAAACCCCTTCCCAGGTATTCTTCTTATCACACTGACGATCGTCGTTGCCTGGACAGTGATTGCGTTTGCAATCAATCGTTACAAAAGGTCGAGGGCCTCCGGGTGAAACGACAGAGTGCAACTCTGAAATCAAACACAGAGGCAATGCGCGGCGCCGCTTGAGAGCCAAACGAACCAGCCATAGATGGAAGCGATGCAGGTGGGCCAAATACGCCGCTCTTTCCGATATTGTCTCGGGTTTCTATAAACTCTTGTTGCCGGCCCCGGTGAAGTCGACCGCCTCCTTCAGCCCCGGCACGCGCGCCCACTCGATGGCACGCGAAGCGGCGGCGACCGAGGCGGTGAGCCGCGGGCCCGCCGATATCGGGATCGGCCTTGACCTTGCCTGCCCATTTCTCCTGCGTGTCGCGCCACGCCGCCACGTTGCGCTCGGCGGCGGCGGTGGCGCGCGCGACATAGAGATCGACCAGCTTCTGCGCCTGCTCCTGCGGCAGACGCTGCTCGGCAAACAGAGCCTTGGCCGCGTTGATAAAGCAGGAATTTCTGACTTTAGGATGTATGCAGACTAGCTACTTTTTCCAGAACGTCATGGCACTTACGGTCGATCCTGGCCCCACATCGGCGCGCAGCATCATTTCGCCATCGTCACGGCAGCTCATCGCAAGGTTTCCGAGGCTGCCCGCATTGTAGGTCTTCGGAATGGTCCGACTACAAACGTAGCAATCGGTACAATTGGAAGGCATCGAACGCGGAGTACACTGAAGACGATACTGTGAAGTGACTCGCTCGATGCCACCCGCCTCAACGGCTTCATGAAGAGCTACTTCCAGCTTCTGGTTTCTGACCCAGGTGTTGAAAGGCAGCCTGTAACCGAGGTCATAACTATATGGGTAAGCTGAAGCATGCTCGGCCGGATCGTTCCACGTACACAGTTCCCCGCAAGCGGACAGCCCGAAGAGGACAATCGAAATACCCAGTATGGTCCGCCGGTCACACTTAAGATGAGCCTGCATCATTTGCCTCTCCGGGTCGACCAAGTGCCAAAGTAAATGGGAGATATGACATCCAACAACCAACCAACAGTTGTCATTACCCGCAGAGCGTTGTGGTAAGCCGCTGTATCCCGCCCCACTCGCTCATGGAGCGTTAGTCACGGGAATTCAGGAGGCTTTACATAGCGATCATATGCTGGGTCGAGCAGGTCTCGCCCCCAGCCGGGAAACACTCGGCGAATTCCAGCGGCTCGAACGGCGCCGTCGAGATCAAGGCCCATGGCTTTGCCGAGCGAAAAGGCAACGGAGTTGCTGTTCTGAATCTGTCCACCGTCAAAACCAACTTCATAAGATGGATCGTCAAGCTTGTAGTCGAATTTGCGCCCGTTAATGTCGGCAGCCGCTTTTTGCCCACGTGACCAAGTTCCTGCAACAATCTCCTCGTATGAGCCAGAAGCCACCGTGGAAATATCCCGCGTGCCCCCAAAACGGGGGAGATCGTCATGCCGCGTTACCAGATCCGAGCCATCGATACCCGCTCCCATGATCTTGCCGGTGTTCTTGGAGCGCGCCAATCCGTGCAGTTCGCGTACAATATCTCCGTTCGGGTCGATAAGCGCCAGAAACGCATGGCCGCGGTGACCGATCGGCAGATACCGGAGCTCGATTCGCCAGGTGCCCGGGGCTTTGCCTGGAAGTGAAGTAGTCGCCGGGTCTGCATAGGTGTCGCTTGGGTTCTCCGCCATCAGGACAGGCTCGGGATCGCTCTCTGGCTGCTCGCCGTCCTGGCCCTCGACACCACGACGCATGTCGCCGGCCGCCCGGTCGAGCGCATCGATGTTCTTGGAGTCGAATCCGGCCAGCGTGACGCCCAGCCTCTGGTCGAAAGCGCGATTCCAATCAGAGCCTGTATCGGCGTTGGACCGATCAGCCTCGCCGGCTTTCATCCTGTCCAGGCCGCCAACGATGCGGTCGGCAAGCGCGTCCTGGCTGGGGAGTCGGGCGGCGTAGATCGACAAAGCCAGCGCATAGCCGGCGGATAGTGAGCCGCGACCTGCAAGCTCGGGCACCAGCGGGGCAATCGCTTGGGCCGACAGGCCACCCGCGAACTGCCGCAAGAGCCTCTGTTTCTCCTCGGTAGGCGCCTGATCGAGACGACTCCCGAGTGCCGTGATCTCGTCTTGTGTGAGCGGGAGCGCCGGCTGGCCGGACAGCGTCTCGATCTGGCGCGCCTGCTGCTCGCGCTGGCCGAGCGCGGCGGCGATGGCTTGCGGGGTGTTCTGGGGTGAGGGTGTGAGATCGAGCGGCACCAGTTCGCCCACACCGTTGGCGCGCTGCGTGGTGGTGCCCCAGCGCAGCGCATCGTTGGCCAGCATCTTGTCGCTCGCCTCCTTGATGCGCAGCGCCTGGTCGTGCACGGGGCCGGGCTCCAGCTTGTTCAGCGTCAGGGCCTGGTCGGCAGGCGTCATCCCGGAGAAGCCGGTCAGCAGCGTCTCGTTGGCGGCCAGCCGGCGGGCGCTGGTGGCCTTCTCGACATCACCGGCCGCGGCGTAGCCGTTGGCGATCGCGGCGTAGGTGCCGGGGGTGTAGGTGGCGCCGGCCAATGCCTGGGGCGTGTCGCGGCCGAGGCGGTTGTCGAGCGTGTCGATCTGCGACTGGTGCGCGGCGGTGGCAGCGGTCTCGCGCATCGCGATCTTGCTCTCGGCGAGCTGCCTCACCTCGGGTGTGATAGCGGCATCGTCGAGGAACGACGCTCTATCTGCGCCGGGCACGAGGGCCTTGTCGGCCAGAGCATTGGCTTGAGCGCCGCGTGAAAGATCGTCGATGCGCGGCTGCAGCGCCTCGCGGGTCTGCGGGTCAAGCGTGGCCTGGGCCTGGTCGAACAGCCTCACCGCCTGCTGAGGATCGGTCCCGGCCTGTGTCTCGATGGCGGCCTGGTAGGCACCGCTCCAGGCCATCCGGCCGCTCTCGTGCGCGACCTCGGGGGCCAAGCCTTGCTTGATCGCGCGGGCCTTCTCGGCGTCGTAGGCGGCCAGGGCGACGAAGCCCACCTTCTCGGCGTCGCCGGATTCGAGCGCGGCCTGTTTTGTCGCCAGCTCGACGGTGCGCGCGGCGACGCTCTGCTGCCAGACGTCGGATTGTTCTACGACATGGCGGCGGACCTGCTCCTTGGCATCGGTCAGGTGCCAGTCGAGCATCCCGGCCAGGCGCGTGCGCTGATGCGCATTGGCCGCCTGGTCGAGCGTCTGCTGGCGCAGCGTGTCGAGGATCTCGTCCGCTTCTCCAGCGCGGGTGATCGTGTCGCTGCCCTGCTGCCGCAGGAAGGCCTGCGGCGCGGTGTAGAGCACCTGCTGCTTGTCGTCGATGAACTGGTTCTTGAGGTCGTTGACGCGCGCGTCGTTGGCCTCGGCCTCCTCGGGCGTCGGTTGCGGCACCGGCGCGGGCGGCGGCGCTTCGGAGAACACCGTCCCCTCGGGGATATAGAAAGTCCTTGCCATGGCGCTACGACCCGCTCTGCTTGGGCGTGTTGTTGTAGAGCCGCTCGGCGATCGAGCGCTGGTCGGGCGCGCCGCCATTGCCGGCGGCGAAGCGGTCCTCCGCCAGCGCCTGGCCGAAGCGCACGAAGGCCTTGACGATCGCCGGGTTGTTGCCGGCGCCGGTGAAGTCGAGCGCCTCCTTCAGCCCCGGCACCCGCGCCCACTCGATGGCGCGCGAGGCGGCGGCGACCGAGGCCGAAAGGCGCGGGCCGCCGATGTCGGGATCGGCCTTGACCTCGCCCGCCCATTTCTCCTGCGTGTCGCGCCATGCCGCCACGTTGCGCTCGGCGGCGGCGGTGGCGCGGGCGACATAGAGGTCGACCAGCTTCTGCGCCTGTTCCTGCGGCAGACGCTGCTCGGCGAACAGGCTCTTGGCTGCGCCGAGCGTGTCGCTGTCGATCTCGACGCCCTTGGGCAAGGCGAAATCCTGGTACTGGATCGCCGGCGCCGGCTCAGCCGCCGCCGCGCCCAGGAGCGAGTCGGGCGGCGGCGGCGGCGCGGACGGCGTGCCGGGCGCGGACGGGGCGGCGGCCGGCGTGGCGTGCACGGGCGTTGCCGGCGGCGCGCCTTGCGCTACGGCG